GCCCTTGCCTTCCGCACCCAGCGCCCGGTTGATCGCTCCATAATAGAGGTCATCAGTCAGCTCGCCCCCGGTGCTGTCCATTTCTCCCGCGACGATCCGCCAGGCGGTGCGCTGGATAGCCGCCCGCTGGCCCGGTTCGACCGTGCGTAGCGCCTGCGCAAAGCGCGCGTTGATGCCCTCGACATCGCGCTCAAGGCGGCTGTCTTCCTTGATCCGCCGGGTAAGAAATTCGCGATCGTTGCGCAGCACTTCGCGCCCATCGAGCGCGCGCGCGCGCATGTCCGGATCCAGCGTCACCATCACCGCGATGGTCGGATCATCCGGAGCAATTTGCCGTGCAGCGGCCGCCGCCGTCTCGGGGCCGAAGCGCGAGAGCATTTCCATTGCACCCAGTGCACCCTGCCGCTTGCCCAAGTCGAAATTGGCGGCAACCTGCTGTGCTTCGGCCTTGGTCAACGGCGGCACCGGGCGGCCGCTTGTCTCGCTCGCCCCGCGCGCCCAGCGCCCGCGCCTGGCGAGACTGGCCGGGTCCGCAAAATCGATCGGCGGCGGCGCTGCTGCGCCCCCATCGCGCAGGAGATAGCCTGCCGGATCGCTATCGAAGCGCTGCTCGATCCCCGGCAGGCGTTCCTCGATCCATTTGGTTTCGCGCTGTTCGGAAATACTTGGCTTCGCCTTGCCGCGCAGCACTGCAAGCCGTTGCTGCAACAGCGCAGGGGTCGCGCCTTCGTACTGGCGGCCGAACTCGGCCGTCACCGACATACCTTCCAGCTCCAGCGCAAGATCGGTCATCCCGTTGGCCTGCGCTTCGGCGATCAGATCGGGGAGCTGGCCGGTAATGTCGATCCCCTGATCGTCCAGCTCCTTGACCGATCGCACCCGCTCGCGAAACTCGGACTGCGCCTGCGCTTTCGCCTGCGCGGCCTGCGCCTCTTTCCGCCGGATCTCGACCCCGGCACTGTTGATCAGCGCTTCGATCTGCGCGGGCGGGATCGCGTCGTCAAAGGCTCCGCTCTGGATGGCGGCAAGCGCCCCTTGCGGATCGCGGTCGATCCAGCCCTGAATATAGCCGATGCCCAACTGGCGGTCGGTTTCCTTGCGCAGCGCGGTCTTGTCGCCATCCGAAAGATCGAAACCGTCGATCGCCGCGTATTGGGCCTTGATTTCGTCGGTGTAGTCTTGCGGATCTTCCAGCCTGCGCGTGCGGTTCGCCGCAGTCGATAGGGCCTCTCCGAACCGTTCCTTGGTCAGGTCCGCCTGGCGAAGATCCTCCCAATCGGCCTCGCGCGACACGAACTCACTGCCCCACGAAGTGAGCGCTGCCCGGTTTCGCTCACGCAGATCCTCAAACTCGATCCCGTCAAGCAGCTCGGCGCTCTTTTCCTCCCACTTTTCGCGCAGTCGCTCCGCGTGCCCCGGATCGTCCGACTTGCGGCCCTCGCGGCGTTCGTCGTTCATGTCCGCGCGCGCCTTGGCGAATTGCTCGGCGAAGGACGCCTGCTGACTGTTCTCGCGCAGCCGCCGGTCGGCGAGGTAGCCCTGCACTTCGCGCTGGTGCGCGGCCTGGCCGACCTTCTCCAGCGACGCGGCAACACCCGCGCCGAACACCTCGGGCGAAGCGCTCGGCAGGGGCTGGCCTGCCTGCGGCGTGATGCGGGCGCGATAGCCGTCCATCAGCGCCGCCTCTCATCGCCAGTGCGCGCCTGCGCCCAGTCGTGCCGCTGATCGAGATAGGCATTGCCCGCGCCAAGGAAGCCCTCCAGCAGAGCGAACTGCCCCTGCCTCTTCTCGTTACGCGCCTGTGCATCGAGCGCCCGGCCGCGCGTCGCCCCTTCGCGGCGCAGCTCCATCGCATCCAGCGCCGCTTCCACCTGGCTCCGCCGCAACAGATCCAGCGCGGTGCCCGATCCACCTTCCAGCCCGCCGCCGTGCATCAGGGCAAGCTGTTCGCCAATCGCCGTGCGGGCCTGTTCCTTCTGGCGGCGAACCCGCCGTGCAGCCGCGCTACGCTCTTCGCCCGCCTGTTCGCGCGCTGCGCTGGCATTGGCATTGCCCGCCATCAAGCCCGATACACCCCGCATGATCGGGGCCGCGACCGCAAGGAGAGGGAGCAGCGGAAGCGCCATCAGACGGCCTCCCGCCACAGTGCCAGCTTCTCGCACAGCAGATAGGTTTCGCTCTTCGCGCCGTAGCCGCGCAGCACGTGCACCGGCTCCATTCCCAGCGCCAGCGCAAGTCGCACCTCTGCCGTGCGTTGCTTTTTGCCGAGAACGAAGCGCATCCGCTCGTTTGGCAGCATATCGGGGCGCAGGCGGTCAGCCGCCTTCACCGTCATTTCCACCCGGACGAGGCTACTGCCATCGATCAGCTCGCGCATGGCCCGCGTCAGCGCCGCGTGATCCGATCCGATGCCTTCGGCGAGCAACGCCCAGGCCACCCCGTGCCGCCCTGCGAACACCTGGTTAATCCCGAAGCAGGCGAGGATCCGGCCTTGCCCGTCGCGCGCCGTGCGCGAAAGCTCCTGTGCCTCCAGCGCCGCACCGGTCTGCGCATCGCGCACCAGCGGCTCGCCATACAACTCTGCCTGGCTCGGCTGCACTTCGATCTCGATCAGATCGGCGGCGACGAAGGGACGTAGATCAAGCATCCGCATCACTCACTTCCAGATCGAGGATCGCGAGCAGGATCTTTGCGGGCAGCGGCCGTGAACTGATCCAGCGCACGCGCCCGTCACGGGTGTAATCGCTGTCGATCTCGCCTTCGATATCCCGGTTGGCCAGCGGCACGGCCTTGTCGTAATGGGTTTCACCGGCCCGCAGGATCAGCTCGTCAGCGGGGCCGCCGGGCGCGCCAGCGCGCAGGCCCAGCGTATCGAGTACCCCGAAGATCGCCTTGCGCACCCGCATCCGCAGGCCCGCGATCCCGCCCTTCCCGTCCCGCACATCCGCGCGCATGGTCTGCGCGGTGGCGGTATAGCCAAGGCCCACGATCGCCACATAATCGACCGGCGGCACTTGCTCGCTCGGCAGCGTCACCACGCCATCCACACCCACCGTCAGGCCCTCGAAAACGATCCCGTTGGCCAGCACCGCGACCTCCTGCCCCGCCAGGTGCACCAGGCCGGGGATCGTGCCGACCCCCGCCGCGACTTCGATCCGCTTGCCCCCATCGACGAAAAACGCCTCGGTCAGTGGAGCGTTGGCGTCCCGCCATGCGACCTGTCTCCAGATCTCGCGCACCCCTTCGCCAGCGCCATTGCGTCGCTCGACCAGAAGCCAAAGATCCTCTGTCTTGCCGTCCGCGCCCACGACCGAGACGGCCGACAGGGCCCGCGCATCACCGCCCAGCCTGAAGCGGACCATCGCCTTGATCTCGCCCCGCGTTTTCGGGTGCACCACCAACTGCCCATCGCCCCGCACTCCGATCACGAAATGATACGGAACACGCTGTTGCGCGAGTTGGACGATCCCCGCGCTGGTGATATGGCGCGAGGCGGCGGTAAGATCGATCGCATCGTAACGGTCGCGACCGAACTCGTAATCGGCTGCACGGATCCTGCGCCCGCCACGTTCGACAAAAAGGGTCTCGGTCCCGATGCGCAGAGGAAAAACCCGGTCGCTACCGTAGTAGCTTTGCGGCGTCGCATCGATATTCCCGCCCGAGAATGCTGCCGAACTGTTGATCGGCGCGATCGCCAGTTCCTGCGATGCCGTACCCACCAGCAGGCTCCGATCGCCGCTCACCCACAGCGGCGCATTCTCGCTTCCCAGCGTGCGCCTGAACGCCAGATCGGGTTCTGGTAGCCCGCTTTCACTGAACTGCGCGAAATTAATCCGGCCCCCGCCGTAATCTCCCGCGACACTGCCGATGATATCGAGATCTTTGAAGAAGATCAGGCGGCCTTTGTAGAGCGTGACAAGGCTCGGCCATCCCAGCGCCGCGCTGAAGGCCTGGAACGCGAAGCGATAGCTGGCCACGCTCGTAAGGCTGTCAGGCAGGCGGCGCTCCACCGTACCGCTTGCCTCGGTTGGACTGTTCACGGCAGTGATCTTCACGATCCCGAAGCGATCATGGCGATATTGCCACTTGATCCCGTAGGGGCCCTTGTCGTTCAGTTCGTCGTTCTTGGTGAGCCCGTCGAAATAGGCCCCCTCGGTATGGGTCGGCTCCTTGCTCCCGGTGATACCGGCCGTCAGCGCGGTATAAACCTTGCCCTCGTTGCGCACGACATTGCCGACCGTCACGCCTTTCATCTGCGGTTCCCATTGCGGGATATCCGCGAAATCCTTGGCCTCGATCCGGATCTTGGATCCTACGTGCCCTTCCTCGAACTGAGCCACATTGGCGGTCAGCACCACCGATCCCGTGGTTCCGCTCGACTGGATGGTCTGGCCCTCGTCGAAATTGCGATCGAGGAACGGCCCGTCGATCAGGTCCAGGATCTCGAAGCTGAAACTGTTCGGTGTATCGCGCCGCAAGGCCGCAGGCGGAAACGCCCAGTGAGCAAGATATTGACGATCAATACTCTGTTGCGCGCAGAGCTGCGTCGCGCGCAGCGCCGGATAGGGCACCGCCAGCTCGAATGGCTCGCCTGGCGCACTCTCCAGCGGCTCACCATTTGTGAAGAAACGCAGGTTTTGCTCGCCCCACTCGATCACATATTCCTGTTCGATCGACGGGCGAAAGCCGGTCAGCCAGCTCCCGGTCGCCTGCGCGGGCGCGACGTACTCGAAACCCTGCCGTTTGATCAGCGGGCCCTCATTTATCGGCACGAAGTTTTCGCACACCGACAGGCCCAGCGCGTGCTGTTCTGTATCGATCCGCCCTTCCAGCAGCGGGTCGAGTTCACCGCCAATAAACGCGGTGCGCAGGATCCGGCGGAAACTCACGGTGCGACCCCCGCAGCAAAGTAGCCGCTATCTGCGCCACGCTCACGCGCTAGCAGCCAGTCGCTTTCTTCCTGCTCGATCCCCGGATTTTCCAGCGCATCATTGCGGCCCGCGTCTCGCAGCGCGAGACGATATTTCTGCCAATTGAGCCCTTCATCGAAGGATGATCCGGCAATCTGATTGCCGATCGTGATCGCGATCCGGATTGCGAAACATTCGGTAAAGCTCGCGTCGAACAGCGCAGGCTCGCGAATATCCGCGAGATAGCGGATTTGCAGCGGCGCGGCCGCATCGGACAGGATCTTGCGCCCCTCGATCTGGTAGCGCGCACGATCGATGCCCCTCACCTCGATCAGTTTCAGAAAATCGGGCGGCACCTCGAACGCCCGCGCGAAACCGAACGCGGGCGCAGCGACCAGCGCGGGCAGCGCCTTGCGTTTGATGGCGAAATTCCAAGCGCCAGCGCGAAGTGCCGCCTTGCGCTCAATCTCGTACACTGCCGACACCGCCCGGCCCAGCGGCGTGTCGTCCGTGGGGTCGGTCAGGCGCGACGCGGTGCCGATCAGCACCGCCGCGCGGTTGGCAATGGCGACATAGGAACTCACGCTGGCGTCAGGCGACCGGAGGCCACGGTGCAGCGTGGAACGCGGCGACCATCTTTTCCAGCAGGTGGATCGCCTCCGCCTTGCCCATCTTGGTGGCGTCGATGTTGATGCTGATCGTGTCGCTCTGCGCTTCGGCATCGCCCGCCACAATCGCCACGTCGCCCCGATCGGCCGCGCCATACTTGGCCGTAAGCTTGGTCTGGACTGCCATCGCAGTATCTCCCGTTCTCCCCCGGTGACGACCGGGCGGCGCGATTTAGGGGAGAGAGGACGCGCGCCGCCCGGCCGTTTCTGGCCGCGAAGGCCGGGATCAGTTGATCCCGACCGTCTCGATCTGGAACGTCAGCAGCGTGCCCGCAGCGATCGCCGCGACCCCCACCGTTGCCCAAAGCACCGTCTCGCCTTCGCTCGGATCGTCATCGAGCGTGGAGGCCTTGATCGGCAGCTCGGTCGGCGTGTTGGTCGCCGTCAGCGTCGCGCCGTCCACGAACTTGTCGGCAGTGGTGCCGTCGCCGATATCGATCGTCGCGGTGCCCAGGCTCGTATCGGTGCACAGCTTGATCGACGTGAGCTTGCGGCCCGGTGCCATCGTGCCGAGATAGATGCGATCGCCGCTCGCCCACGCGGTGCCCGGCACCTTGCTGCCGAGCGTTTTGCGCACGTGGGCGTGCACTTCGCGCCCATCGGCGCGATCGGGCGGGCTCTTCGTCCCGTCCGCGACGCCCACCTGCTGTTTCACGTAATGGTCGGCCATTCCTGGCTCCTTTCCTTGGTCCTGGCTCGCCGGTGGAAATCACCGGGTCATGGCCGAAAAGGCGGCAGGCGCTTGCCTGCCGCCCGTCAGGGTCAGTCCTTCGCGTTGAGGACGATGCCGCACCGGCCCGCCTGCGTGCGGGTCGAGGCAAGACGCGTCGCGCCGAAGATCCCTTCCTCGAACCGCCGGTCGGGGATCTCGCCCGCCCGGCTCCGCAGCTTCTGCCAGTAGTTGCCGACCAAGCCGCCCTTGACCCAGAACGGATTGCGCCGGTTGCCGTCGCCATCCGTCGCCAGATCGGGCAGACGACCAAGAGCCGGATCGTCCAGCTCCAGATGAATGAAGTTGAACCCCAGCATCCGGATCAGGTTGCCGTTCTCGTCGACCGACGCACCGAACGCGCGCTGAAAATCCGTGCTCGTCGCGGGCACTTCGTCCAGCAGGGCGTCGTTGTCTTCCTCGGTCAGCACCATGTAGCGCTTGAGCCCGCGCGCGTTGAAGTTCTGGCCGAGGTACTTCTTGGCTTCGCGCAGCTTTTTCGTGTTCATTTTCACGTCGCCGCTCGCGCTGCCCGTGTCCGCCGGGATCTCGGCCGACGCCGGGAAATCGGTCGTCACCGTGCCGTCCTTGCCGCTGATGATCGGCGCGAAGAAGCCCGCCAGGGTTTCCTCGATCCGGCCACGGTTCAGTACGCCCGCGACCTGCTCCAGTGCCCCGCTCTTGAGGCTGATCATGGTCGCCAGCGTATCGCCGGGATCGAGCAGAACCGCCTCGTAGATTTCTTCGGGCATCGTCAGCCACACCCCGTTGGGGTTGACATCGCTCCAGTTGGTCGGCTCGTGCCGAGCTTCGGCTCGCTTGGCGCTGCCCTGGGCGAAGATGTCCTTGACCTTGATCTTTTCGCCCGTGTCGTTGGTCCACACCACCGCTTCTTCGAGCGCGGGATTGGCCCCCTGGGCGAGGGTCATTTCGAGATTGTTCTGGTATTTCCGCTGGAAACTATCGGGGATCGCCATCCCACCCTCCTACGTTTGGATTTCAGCCAAAGGTCGAAGGGCTAAGGGGCGCACAGCCCGGCCACTCTATCGTTTAACGCCCGCGATCGGCGGCTGCATCCGCAGCAGGGCCCGAGGCCGGATCGCTCCGGCTAGGTCGGGTCTTGGTCGCATCCGTGGGAAGGCCCGAAAGCCTCCCCACCATGCGAGACGGCTGCGTCAACAGCAGGCTTCAAAATCTGCCTGCCGCGACTCGCGGTCAAGCCCCGTCAGGCGTTTTCCACAGCCTTGCGATCCGCCGCCGCGCCCACCGCGTCGTTCAACCGCTGGTATCGCTCGTATTCTGGCGTCCCCGGCGTCATCGCCTTGTCGCGACGCTCCGGATCGGCCACGATCTGGTCGATTTCCTTCTGTGCGCTCTCCGCATCGATCCCGAACCGCTGCTTTTCGCCCTGGATCAACCGCGCTTCGCTGAAATTGGTGCCGAACTTCGCCAGCGCGTCGAGCATCTTTTCCGGCCCGCTGGGCAACCCGCGCAGATATTCCATATCCTGCGGCGTCAGCCCCGCTTCCTTGGCTGCCGCATTCACCTGCGCCAGCTTCGCCTCTCGCTCATCGCCCCATCCCTTGATGTGGGCGTTCGCCTTGTCCTGCACCTGCTTCACATGCGCGTCGTGTTCCGCAAGCTGATGCTCGATCTCGGTTTTCAGCACGTGTTCGATCGCACCCTTCGGCGCACCACCTTCGTGCGCCGCCTTCGTAATCCGGTCGATCAGCTCGGTATTCAGCGGCACCGGCTTGCCATCGGCCCCCTTGATCTCGGGCACCGTGTAGCCGCTCGGATCATCCGGAACCCCGATCGCGGTATGAAACGCCTTGATTTCCTCCGCGCTGGCACCTTCTGCGGGCACCTTCACCCGGCCGCTGTCACGCAGCGCCTTCTGATTGTCCCGCGCGATCCGCGCCAGCGAAGCCTCGTCTTTGATGCCGCTGGCCTTGGCCCAGTCGTAATCGCTCGCGCTTTCGCCGTCGCGCACTTCGCGGGAGAGGTTGGCGAAGAATGCAGGCTCCTGCCCACCCTCTGCGCCTGCGCCCCCATCGCCCGCCGCAGCGGACGCGCCGCCATCGCCGCCACCAGCGCCCGCAGCACCATCACCGCTGCCCGCACCGCCCGTGAAGGCATTCAGCACATCGCCATTGCCGCCGCCATCGCCGCCATCGGCATTGTCCGCAGC